TCGTGCACCACTGCAGAAAACCGGGGCAGGAGGGCGAATCTAAAATGCCGAGGCGCGAAAGTCTGATCGGGTCGAGTCACTTAGTGAACGCCAGTTCTGGAGTGCTCATGGTCTGGATGGACATGGAGAAGGCGGCAGCCAAACAGAGGGGCGAGGAGCTGGACGACAGCAGGCCCTGTTTTTTGGTGTCAGTCGAAAAAAATAGGTTTTCCCCATTCTGCGGAATGGTCGGCCTATACCAACACGAGAAGGCGCGCCTGCTATGTAACAGCAGGGCGCGTCAGTACAAGCCAATTAATTTAGAGGACGAGACATGGAAGTCAGAGAAAAGTCTGTCTGGAGAGTTCAGTCAGGCGGAGTCATCCATTGGTTTTTCGATGAATCCGACGCCAGAGGGTACGCAGCCGATAGGGGCGTCCCATTCGTTAGCAAGCTAACTGTGGGTGAGCTTATTGCCCGTGTAAACGAGCTGGAGCTGGGCAGGAAGGCTTTCAGTGACGCGTATTGCAGTAATGAGGTTGAGAGCTATGAATCGCGAGCCCTATAAGCCTCTACGGCACAGGAAGCACATCAAGGCGGACGAGCCCGATGGATTCTCACCTGAGAGCCCGGAGCGATTCCGCGAGGTAAACGCGCATCACCTCTACCAGTTCACGCCGTCGATGATGGGGTGGCTGGAGGAGCTTGCGATTTTTTTAAACAGGGAGGAGATCGCGGAGGAGATCGTCAAGCACCTTGACCTCGACGAGGGCACGGCGTTTGCAATCGTCTCCGAGTTTGAGCGACTCCCACTGGCGTGAGGTTATATGAAACAGAGCGAGATAGACGCGATGAGCTTCGAGGAGAAGCTGGCGAAGCTGAGGAAGGGTATCAGCATACCGAGCCCCGCAGAGCACAAGGAGGAGCAGGAGCTAGAGGCGATGCTGGAGAAAATTAGGCGGATAAATGCTCGCCTTGAGCGAGCAAAGTATTGAACAAGCAACAAGACGGCAAGTGCGCAACTTTACTCTATAGAGGGGAAAACATGTACGGACTAATACTTATTTTACTAACGACATCGGTCAGCTTCCTAGCCGTGAGTGACGCAGTCAACCGCTGCCTCAACAACGTGGAGGTGTCTGAGTGAACGCGTGTGAGATGACGAACTACCAGTCGATTATCGCTGCGTCTAGATACGCACGGTGGGACGAGGACAAGCAGAGACGAGAGAGCTGGTCGGAAACTGTGCAGCGCATGGTGGACTTCTGGAAGAAGCGTTGTGAGCTGACAGACAAGGAGGCAAAGGAGCTATTTGACGCCACCTACAACCTGCAAGTGATGAGCTCGATGCGCGGACTGTGGACAGCGGGTAAGGCCCTAGAGCAGGACGAGGCGGCGATCTATAACTGTGCAGCCATCGGGCTATCGGACCCACAGCATTCCCTACCAGAATTGCAGTACCTCTTAATGCTGGGTTGTGGGGTGGGTTTCAGCGTAGAGGAGAAATTCATCTCCAAGGCGCCCACGGTAGCCGAGGAGTTTCACGACAGCGATTCAGTGATCATCGTGCAGGATTCGCGCATCGGTTGGTGCAAGGCGTTTAAGACTTTGCTGTCCATGCTGTACGCGGGTGACGTTCCGCAGATCGATTACAGCCGAGTGCGCGGGAAGGGTGAACCTTTGCGCACATTCGGCGGGCGCGCAAGTGGACCGGCCCCGTTAAAGGAGCTGTTCGAGTTCACGATCAAGACGTTCCGCAACAGTGCCGGAAAGAAGCTGAGCAGTGAGTGCCTTCACGACTTAGCGACAATGTGTGGTCAGGTTACGATAGCCGGTTCAGTCCGCCGCAGCGCCGAAATTAGCCTTGGCGACCAAGGGGACGAGAGACACCGACGCCTGAAGACCGGCGCATGGGGTGACCTCAACGGGCACCGCGCTATGGCAAACAACAGCGCCGTGTACCAAGGGCGCCCTGACCTGCCTGACCTGATGGGTGAGATGCACAGCCTGTTCCTGAGCTACTCAGGCGAGCGCGGCATCTTCAACCGCGAGGCAGCGCAGAAGAAGGCGGCAAAGGTTGGGCGTGATCCAAACGTGGACTACCTCTGCAACCCTTGTGCAGAAATTCTCTTAGATCCTGACGGCGGTCTTTGCAATTTGTCCGAGGTCGTTATCCGACCAGACGACAAGTTGGAGGATGGACCCAACGGTGAGCTTGGCCTGCTATCTAAGGTCCGGCTGGCGACAATCTACGGGACCATGCAATCCACGATGGTGGGATTTCGCTTCCTTAGAAAGTCGTGGGAAAACAACGCATCGCGACTCAGATTGTTGGGAGTCTCATTAACGGGCATAGCTGATCACAAAGTGATGAGCGGTCGTAAGGGCGAGAAGGTTCTGGCTGAGTGGCTGACCGCCATGAAGGCAGAGGCGTACAGGGTCAACAAGGAGTGGGCAGCGCGTCTGGGCATTCCTGAGTCGGCGGCCATATGTACAGTGAAACCGTCTGGGACAGTCAGCCAAACTGTCGCCTGTTCCAGCGGAATTCATCCAGCCTATGCTCCGTTTTATGCCCGGACCATTCGGCAGGACATCAAGGACCCGATCTGCGACTTCCTGATCGACGCCGGCGTGCAGCACGAGCCGTGTGTGATGAAGCCGGACACGACGATGGTGTTCACGTTCCCGCAGAAGGCGCCGAAGGGTGCTCTGACCGTGGACGACGTTGGGACCATTGAGCAGCTAGAGCTGGCCCGGATGTACAACGAGCACTGGGCGTGCCACACGGTATCAATTACCGCCTATTACGAGCCTCACAACTACTTTGAGGTGTGCCAGTGGGTGTACGACAACTTCGATTACTGCATCGGGCTCTCGTTCCTGCCCAAGGATAACGGCAGCTATAAGCAGGCAGTTTATACACGGATCACGGAGGAGGAGTACAACGAGATGGTCGCCAAGGAGAGGCCCATCGACTGGAGCAAGCTGACGCAGTTCGAGCTTGAGGATAGGACTCAGGGGGCGCACGAGCTGGCATGTGTTGGTGACAAGTGTGAAATCTCGTGAGCAACACGCGTCTGTGGTTTGACTCAGAGCGCACGCCACGAGACTACGCGGCGGCGTTATTAGCTATGGACGATAAGGAGCGGCAACGCTCCTTTTTCGATTCTGTGGTGCCGTCTCATCTGCAGCCGATCGTGATGGACCACGTCAAAACGGCGCTGGCATTAGGAGGTAAGCAGTGATCGACAAATACGATCTCAGGGACGAGATCAAGGTCCTGACTAACAGGTATCTGTCAGAAGGGAATCTGATCGAGGTCCTGCCTACCTATCGGGTGCTGCCGCGCACGATGAGGTGGGCATCTAAATATGGGTGGGACTACACGCCGTGGGCGCTGAAGGGCGCCTCCGACGGCATGTTCCTTTACGCAGACAACGCGATCCCGCTAGGGGAAGGCGGCCACCTGAGCAGGCCAGCAAGGATTGAGGACTAATCATGGACGACGAAGAAGATACGACGATCGAGATGCTGGAAGAGGCATTCACCGAGGCGGTAAGGGGAATCATTTACGACGAGGGTGGGCAGCCGCTAGTGGTTTATGACGGCCCGCTGCTTACGGGGATGTATATCGCCTTCGGCCACAGCGAGGCAGAGGCCTACGAGGAGGTTGACGCCCTCCGGGGCTCACCCGTTCAGGTGATGTGGCCCGCCACCATTCAGGTGGCGCCAGCCAAGCCACAGCTGTCGCTGGTGCCAGATAAGAAGGACCTGCATTGAGCTTTCGCAAGTCCATCTCTAGGAATCAGGCAGACGCCCACTTTAGCTACTGCACAAGAGCAGCCGCTAATTGGAAATGTGTCCGATGCCAGAAGGACTACACGGACCGCAACAGGCAGGGCATTCAGTGCTCGCACTTTATCGGGCGGGGCAACTGGGCAGTCAGGTATGACCATGCCCTCTCGCTCTGTTCGGTATGTCACGGGCTAATGGAGGCCAATCCGATTGAACACACAAAGTTATTTACCGAGCAGATAGGAGGTCAGCTTGAACTTGAAAAATATATTCAGAGGTCGGAGTGCAAGCACCGAGCCAAGTGGGCAAGAGCCAACTGGCAGGCAATCAGCAAGTTCTACCTTGCCGAGCGGAAGCGCATCGACAGCCTCAGAGAGCAACAAGCCAAGGAGGGCAGCAGTGAAGCCATCAAGGTCAGAAGGTACGACGAGGGGCCACTCAAGATCGGCGGATGATCTCCTGCAGCACTGCAACACGCTGAAGCAGGAAGAGGCCGTGACCCTTGTATACATCGAGGGGCTGAGTAAGGCAGCAGCAGCCAGAGAGCTGGGCATCGATCCCAAGAGTCTGCGTGAGCGGCTTGAGCAGGTCGAGAGCCGTGCCGCCAAGGGTCGCATTACCGAGCGCAGGGAGAAGTCCATCGGATCGGGTCGTGTCGTGGGCATCATTGGCGACACTCACCTACCCTATGAGCTGGACGGATACCTCGACTTCTGCGCCGACACCTTCGACAGGTACGGCGTAAACGAGGTGATTCACGTAGGCGACTTTTTTGATAACCACTCGCTGTCGTTTCACGACTCCGAGCCAACGCTGCATAACGTCATGGGCGAGTACGAGTCGGCCTTCGAGCGCGCACAGGACTGGTACGAGGCGTTCCCTGAGCTGACCCTGATCATGGGCAACCACGATCGCATCCCGGCGCGGCAGCTTCGCAAGCTGGGCATGGAGCCGTCTATCTACATGCGTCCCATCGAGGAGCTGTTCGGTATGCCTCCGGGCTGGCAGGTAGTGGATCAGGTCGAGATCGATGGAGTCCTGTACCACCACGGCGAGACCGCTGGCGGCATCAACGGCTTCCGCAAGGATGCCGAGACCCGGATGCGCTGCACGGTGTCGGGACACAACCACAGCAACGCTGGCATCTCTGCAACGGCTACCGATCAGGAGCTGGTGTGGGGCATGGCTGTCGGCTGCGGTGTGAACCACGAGCACCTTGCGTTTGCCTACGGCAAGCACTTCGCCAAGAAGCCCATCGTGGCCTGCGGTGTTGTTGCAGACGGAACGCCACACGTTGAGTACATGAACCTCGGATCAAAAGTGAGGCGGCTGTAATGGACTGGCGTAGCGATCAGCGTCTCAGCGAGCTGTGGTCGATTGTCGAGATGGCAGGCGAGGTCGAGGAGCTGCCCATCGCCCGACTGAGAGACATGTGCGACGAGTACGGCATTAGCTGCGAGAGGTACATCGAGGTGTGGGGCAAGCTGTGTGACGAGGCTTACATCGTCATCAATCAAGCAGAGGAGAAGATGTCTGATGTCCATTAGTGACGTATCGCCATCAGGGCGACTTAGTGACGCAACACCAATGGAGTGGGACCGCGTAAAGGCGGACCGCTACCACGACAACCGCAACTTTGACCCAAAGGACGCCGAGTGCACGCTGGTCAAGCCGCTGCCGAATGCGCCAGAGGGTGAGTTCGATTGGGACGCGGTCAATAAGCCGCAGCACTACAGGGTCGGAGAGGTGGAGGCCATTGACTACATAGCGCAGCAATTAGGCGTCGGCGTCAAAGACTACCTGCTCGGCAATCTGCACAAGTACATCCACCGGCACCGCTTCAAGGGTCAGCCGGTAAGTGACTTGAGAAAAGCGCGTTGGTATCTCGATAAATTAATCATGGAAGAAGTGCAAGGAGGCTAAATGGAAAAATCAAATCGTTACTTAGAGCTGAGTAGGCTGGACTACTCACACGGGGTCGAGGTTAAGCATGGCGGCCTCAAATATCTCAAGTGGAGCGTCGCATGGCATCTGCTGATGACTTTGTACGAAGACGCAACCTACAGCTACGACGAGCCCATCACTCTGCCTGACGGCACGATGCTGGTCCGTACTAGCGTGAGGGTCGGGGATACTGTTCATTCCATGCAGCTCCCTATCTTAGACCATAGGAACAAACCACTAAGCAGCCCGAACAGCTTCGACTACAACACGGCAGCGCAACGCTGCCTGACGAAGAACATCGCAATGTTCGGCGTGGGAATTGATCTGTACCACGGTGACAAGGTCAATATCACCGAGGCAAGCAATTACGAGAAGGCGCAGGAATATATAAGCGCACAGGATTCGATGGGCTTCCTAGAGTTCTTGGGAACCCTCACGGAGCGGCAGCAGGTTGACCTGTTCAACGACGACGCCATTCCGAAGGGCAAAAAGACTGAGTTCAAGAATCAGCACCGAGCCCTCGTCAAGCAAGCTAACGACTTCATCGACTCAGTCGCGGAGTGTATTTCAGAAGCAACGGAGCAGCAGGATGAGGAACTGCTGAGAGAGACCATCGCCGAGCTATCCAGCTTCGAGCGCACAGCGGTATGGGGTCGGCTTAACGCTGACCAACAATCATTCATCACATCAACAAGGAAGTGAATATGGAAAATCAAGAATCAATGCTGGTTAAGGGCTTCTACCCGAAAGAGAAGCACCCAAACGCTCCAGACTTCGTGCTCGGCAAGGGCTCAATCAACCTGCCACAGTTCGCGGAGTTCATGCGTGAGTTCAAGGCGGCCAACCCCGGCGAGGAGTGGGTCAACATCGACATGAAGCTGTCCAAGGCAGGCAAGGGATACGCCAGCGTGGATATGTGGAAGCCGGACCCTGATCGGGTAGCGGAGCCGCAGGCGGCGCCTTTGGTAGACCCTAAAGAGGACCTGCCGTTCTGACCCCTGCAGAGATTGCCCTGATCGTCGTCCTCTCTGAGGGCGGCGTTCCGGGGCAGTATCAAGTCTGCATCAACGACGAGTGTGCTCTCTACGAGGGCACCGACCCACCTTATGCCTACGAGTACAAGGGAGGCATCAGGATAGTGACTCCCGGCCAGCCTTGGAGCTCAAAGGCCAGCCGTGGGCACAACTGCAAGAGCTACGGCGGGTCAGATCAGTACGTCAACAACACGGGACACATCATCAACCGCATCTGCGGATACGACGATGGGTTCAGCATATTTTTTATGGAGGAGTAATGAGCAAGCAACAACCAAAGCGGCTATTTAGGCGCACCAATACATACGGGATATACGCCCTGAGCATCATCATATCGTCGGTGCTCGTGTACAGCATACTGGAGCTCTCCTGTGTCTGCGGTGGCGCCTGAGCCTAAGCTGACCGACAACGAGGCGATGGTCATCAGGCTGCGTTTCGGCATAGGAGGCATCAAGGAGCGGACTCTGCAGGAAATAGCAGATGGCATGAGCATAACAAAGCAGCGCGTGCATCAGATAGAGCAGGCCGCGTTAGAGAAGCTCAAGAAGTCAGAGAAGCTGAGAGGCTACGGGGAGGGATTGTAATGTCAGTTGTTCAATATGAGGAGCTTGCCGCCCTAAGCGGCTTCAAGCAGGTTAGCAAGGTGATTTCGTTTTTGAGGTCGAATCGTATACGCTACGTTTTGGGCGGGGACGGAAAACCCCGTACCACTCACGATCTACTTAAAGAGGACCTCACGGATGAGCGAAAAGAGAAAGCTACCTGCTAACGTAGGAACACCCACGCAGAAACCGCATGGAATCTAGGAAGATTATGCGAAGCGTGGTAACACTTGTAGGGGAAATCTGGCGTTATTGCTCGTTGTCGTGCTCAGGGACAGTTTGCTGTTAATCAGCGGGTCGCTGGTTAGAGCCCAGCAGACGGAGCCAAACAACTAAGCGGTATCACAAGGATGTGAACCAGAGAGTACCCTCCTTTTAATAGACCACGTGGGAACAGCCGTGGGAATTCAGTAATAATTGACCGCCATTACCAGCCTAGCGCCATTGCTTGGCGTGGTGGCACCAGCGTCCCTGCACTGGGTATCTGACTGCGTTGACGCGCAGACCGCTTGGTTCAGGTAGTACGACCCTCCCGGCGACAGGTTGC